CTTAATGCGTCCGGGTCTTTTCCGTTCAACGCATCGGCAACGGTTCCAATAGTAGAATCATTTGTACCCATCGCAAAAACAAATATATCCGGTACGGGATATGTCCCGGCGGTTACTTCTGAAATGAATTTTTGAACGTGTACACGGGCGCAATTATTGCACCTTTTTTGAATTTCTACCGGGTCGGTTGTTGGTTGCCAACCGCCACTTATTCCGGCAAAATCGGGGTCGTCATAATTTTGTGTTACATAAGTAACCCCCTCATACGTTTGTGTTCTATCGCTAAATGTAGCCGACCCAACACCTACATTATGGTGTGACGCAAAGCCAAGTATCTGAGTAACATAATAACTCCACTGATTGCCAGTTGTAATGCTATCTCCATCTACGCCAAAATTTAATTTGGTCATATCTGAAAATTGCGTTGGCGATACCGGGGGTATCTGATTAAATCCCGCAATACGTGGGTCGTTTGCGTCTAATTTTTGCACAATTGGTTTGTCGTTAAACGACGAACTCCAAAAAATGGGATACCATTTGTTTAAGTTTTTATTAAAATAGCCTCTTACAACATTCCAATCAACAATAGCATAAAGCGTTCCACGTGCGCCGATTGACTTTATAACGTCGGGGTAGTCGTAATTAAAACTACTTATATCTGTTTTAGTATATTTGACCGTTGATTGATTTCCATCAATCATATCAAAAAGCCATAAATCAAAAGATGTTGGGGTAAATGTTCTCGACCCCGCATTTCCGTAACAACTTAATGCGTTGATTGTAAACATATCATTTTTATATGTTGCATTTGGAACAAACGCAATAAATTTGATTGCCTTATTTACAATGTCAACAACGGGGTTAGGATATGATACATTACGCCAATCTAAGCCATTATTAGGATAACCCGTAATTTGATAATTTGATTTTGCGTTATAAACATACTTATATGCCATAACACCGGGGTTTAATTCTGCTATTTTTGCGGCATATCCCGAAATATATACATAACGTGCGTTGCTTGGTATTGTCAACTCGTAATTCATGTATATTTCCGTCTTATCATTACCTTTTAATTCCCGCGAAATATAATTATCGCTGCTATCCGTATATATTGCCGCATATACAATAATTCCGTGCGGGTCTAATGATACACGCATACGACTTATATTGTTTGCGAACAAATCTATTTTTATACTTCTATATCTATCGGGAATGTTTGTTGAAATAACAACTTTTTGTCCTCTTACTTCATAATATCCTTGCTGTAAATCCTGTGGGGCAAATGCTTCTGTAAAAGCAAATGCAGTATTGTTCTGATTTTGGATATTTTGCGCTAAAACCTCATTCCAAATACTACTATCATTTGGAATTATATTTGTCATTTTACAACATGGATTAGACCACGACCAAACAACATTACCAATTTCACGCCATTTGTCAAAGTCAATTTCAACATAATAACGGGTTGTTGACGTTTCCACTAAATAAGGAACAACACCATTTGGCAACGTATCAATTGCCAACAACGGAATTGTTCCAAATCCCGAACCCGTACCGTCTAATCGTCCAAATCCGAACCAAAATTTAGTACCATCCCCGCCGCCAGTACCTAATACGCCAATACCAACATCAACGGGGGTTACACCATCTTTAAAAGAAAAATACGCTCTTTTAATTATCTGCATGGCTTTTACCTCTAAATCGTATCTACTCGGAAAATTGAAAGCTAATCCGCACGGCATACCAATAATTGCAGATGTTTTTAATTGATTGATAATGTTTGTTTCACTTCCTCCGTATGTACCGACCAATTGACCCGTTTTAATTGCATTATCCCAATTTACAATACGTGGGTCGTTTGCGTCTAATTTTTGAATACGCACTAAATTAGATGCCGACGGGTTGGCAAAATTAGCTCCCCAAGCGATATAAGAATATTGCCCGTTTACTTGATAATTTACAACCGGGTTCCAATCAATAATAACATACAACGTACCCGAATTTCCCGTTATTTTTGAAAACGTTGGTTTAGTTATATCTGTATTTGCGGGTAATACAAGCGAAGCCGCCCGCCTCTCTGTGCCTGCCGCTTGACTTGCAGTTTCATCTAATATAAATAAATCTAATTCCGTTATATTAGGCGTTGCGGATTTTTTATTGCCTCGACTTGAAAAACCGTGTATGCTAAATATGTGGTCTTTAGACGCTTCATTTGGGACAAAACCAATAAATTTAATTGCATTAACATAAACGGGTCTATCGTTTACATTATCCAACCCAATTACATTACCGATACCGTCATTTGTTGCAAATCCGGTTGTTGTTTTTACCCATGTACCCGATTTATTAGATAATATTGCAATTTCATTATCTAATACGATAGCGTTAAAATTTGGATATGTTCCACTTTGTCCGGCAATGTAGAAAACATTTTGGTCGGGCGTTCCCGGTGCGGTACTCGGCGTTGCAATTCCGGCAAACGTTGCGTTCACTCCTATTTGACTAATTAACGTTGTCAATGTATTTTGTAACACTTGACCCGTAATTTCTTGGTTCCCGTTTGCCTTGATAACAGACGCAACGGCGGCTTTTAATTCTTCGTAATTTCCCATACTGATAAAAATTTAAACTACATCATTGTTATTAAAGTCATTATTAAAGTCTTTATTGTAATCGCCCCCGGTCGTTGGAATAACGCCCCGTCCGATTTTCTTAACCACGGTTGCGCATTCAAATTCACATTCGACAGACGCCAAATTGCCTTGTGTTTGCCATTTGGGGGTAATTAAAAACGTGTCGCAATCGTATTTCCTGCCTTGACTATATACCGTTACAAAATCACTCATACGGATTAACCGCATTACGTCGCAAAGGTATTCGGGGGCTAAAAAGACAAACCGAAACGTTTTTTCCGATATTTGTTTTTCCGGGAAAAAATACCCATCCCGTTCTTCGCCCTCTTCCTCAAACTTGTATTCCGGCTTTCCTAACTCCGAACACACGTAAACCCGGTTTTTGAATTGGACGCCCTCGTAAACGATTTGTCCGCCGTCAACTTCCATATTGGCGGCGTCGCTCCATTCAACGCACAAATAACCGTCCATTCCGCCGGAAATCCACGTAAATACATCGGAATAATACCATTGTACGCCGTCGTTAATTCCAATCATATAACGCCCCTCCGGGAAATCTAAAGCCATCGGCAACAAACCGGGGTAAACAATAACATCATAACCGTAATTTGCAAACCGGACAATCTGCAATCCGGTTTCCAACATCGGCGTTGTTATGTCCGCCAATATCCGGGTAAATTTATAATCATACAACCGAACCGATACAATGTTATTTGAACGGGTCGGGCGTATGATTTGAAACGGCAATAGTTTATTGATAGGCGTAAACAACGGGTAAACGTCGCCATACGCATACGATTTTTTATAATCTTGGTATTGCACGCCCTCGTAAAACGGCAATACGGACAAATTATTATTCGGTGTCATACTTCAAAGTTGTTTTAATTGAACGACTGCACAAATTTACGCTTAATTTATCAACTTGACCGTTACCGATATACGTTTTTATTAGCTGCATCGGGTTTGGGTCGTCATTCGCCGGAAAACTAAACGTTTGTTTCTTCTTTCTCTCAATCCCGTATGCGTATGTTTCGGAACCGTTTATTGATACCCTACGGGCGGGTAAATCATACATCCAATAAGGCATCTGTAAATTAATAAACGCCAAATATCCGTTTTGCAAAAAGTATTCGACGCCGTTAATTGTTTGGCGGGTAAATGGTAATATCCATTGCGACCCGGACGTTGGCGGAACGGCGGCGAATAAGGCGAACCCGTCAGAACTCATATTGCCCGGATTTAACAACATCATATCAATATCGGACGTGAAATTTGATATATTAATTTCCTCAACCTTTCCGGGCGTTACATACTTGCTAATTACTTGTATTGGCAATCCCTCAAAAGCCGCCGTAACGTCGTCCATCCATTCAAATTGGTAACGTTCCGGTAAATCGACCTTATCAAATGAATATTCCGACGTATTGAACGCCCACGGTTTCCCGTTGCGCAAATTCAATTCCTTTGTTAAATCGTGGCTTAACACAACCCCGCCGGAATAGGAACCGCCATTGCGGAAATATTGGATATGTTCAATTTTAAATTTGCCGTCCTCAATAAACCAATAACATTTGAAACAATCCCGTAACATATTGGTAAATTGTTGTAAGGTCGTCGGGGCTTTTTGTGCGGGTTGCTGATATTCCCCGTTTATAATATTGGTTTTCTGTGATACAAGCAAACGGAAATTCAACCCGGATATTGGGTTGTTTCCGCTGTATAAAAATTGGCTGTATTCCGCCGTGGCTGCGTGGGTAATACCGGGCGCAATCTGATTGAGCAAAACAGATATACAAGACGCAACCGGGAACGCATCCCGCAAAGTATATGCT